TTCAAAATTTCCTGTCACACTGTTATCAGAGACATCATACATTTCTTCGATTTGCTCTTTTTTACGAAACACTCTGTACCGACCAGGTTCTATAACTCTTATCTGGTCATAAACTTTTTCACCAAAATCTCCATCAGGCAATACAGCCTTTTCTGCAATTCGAGCTTGTATAAGATTCCCATAATTTGATTCTCTATCTAGTCTCCAACCATAAAGATTATTGGGATCTACTTCAATCCAGTAAGGTCTGCGATTCTGTTGTCTTTCTTCTGCAAGACTTAATGCACCAGATGGGGCAGGATAATCTACAAGAATATGACTTTGACCATAAGTAAGAGAACACATTAATACTCTTCTTGCATATTCATCTAAATCAGAACCACAACCATCAACATCCATCTTAAACATTTCTGTCCAATAAGGATCTCCAGTAAGTGTTATTGGTTTTCTTAAAACAAGACCTGTAGCTGCTCTTATTAATCTTTGTGTAAATGGACTAAATACAGCACGATTAACTCTTGCAAGGTAAGCATCAAAATCTTCTCTTGGTTCTAATGGTAAAAATGCTTCGCTATTTTCTCTTAAATATTCAGTGCCTTCAGTAACAGCTTTCATTATTTCCCAACCTTTCATCATATCTAGGACAGCCCTAGTTCTAGTAAAAGGACTATCAATACCACCTACAGAAGTAGATGAAACAATATTGGTTCTAATTGGGCCTGGTACAGCATAAGTCATTGATTAACACCTCCATCGTTTTAATGCTAACGCCTTTCTTGTAGGTCGGCCTTTTTTATCTTTCAATGGGCCTGGCATACCCTCCATACGAGCACAAAAACTTTTTCTTCTTTTCTTTTCTGATTCAGTAAGACCTGATTTTTTAGTTACAGGTGCTTTTAAATTACTACCAGTAGCACGATTGTATTTCGCACGACCTTTTGCAGTAAGACCACCTTTTTTAGATTTCTCTCCTCTACCTACAGATAAACTTACAGATTTACGTTTTCTCATTTGCCCACCTTTGCCTGTGCCTTTTTATGGGCTTGGGTAAAAGTATCTCCTGCTCTCATTCGCCTTTTCATAAACTCCATGTGCTTTGCACTATGATGTTCAGAATGTTTTTCTAATAAATTTTTTTGGCGAGTTGTAAGTTTCACTTCTTTTTCTTTTTTTTCTTAGAACGTAGTTTTTTAAGATCAGCAGCCGTAATCTTATCCCGTGGTGGAGCAACAGCAGCAAGTTTACGTTGTTTGCTCGAATAAGATCTTTTAGGCATTAGACAGCAGAAGTAATAGCACCATTAGTTACAAAACTAACTGATACTGTATTCAAATCTCCAACTGTTGAACTATATGTAGTACCTGTAATAACTCCGTTAAAAGTTAATTTTTTAGAACCTGATGTATCTAAGAAAAGGTTAAATGAAGCATCACCAGAATCTTCAGCAGTTAATACATCTGTAATAATTTCAGCAGTATCATCTCCAGATGTTGCTGTGTAGATAAGATCAACAGTACCAGAACCAGAAATAAGACTTCCTATGTTTTTTCTTGAAGTATCACCATGAGCAGTTGTCTCAAGAGTGTCTTTTGTTACGTCTAATGTCCAAGCTGTTGTAGAAGCTATAGCTCCAACTGTTCCAGTTCCGTTATCAAATGATACAGAGCCTTCTTCGCCACGAAAAAATGCCATGATTCTAAAAAGAATTTACTTATAACAATATATTACCTTGAAACTGCGTTTTTCACAGTTATTTTTTCTTCTTTTTACGTCTATGTTGATAACTTATCTTTTTACTACCTGTTTTTTCACGTTTAAACCTAGCTTTTTCTGCTGCGGTCATCTCTCCAACTGTCTTAGGTGTCTTACTTGAGATACGTTTACTAGGTCTACAGGCAGGATAACCTCGTTTTTCTCCTTTTGAACGACCACAAGGCTTACCTGTTTTAACATCTACCCAATTTTCCTTAAACCAACGAGTCAAACCGCCCTTTGCTCTAGGATTGGGTTTACTTTTTGCCACTTTTCTTTTTAGTAGAAGGTTTCTTCTTTAATACTTTATACGTTCCACCACGTTTTTTGTATTCTTGAACGAGCCAAGCATTAGCATAAGCAGAAGGATATACCTTAAACTTACGCTTTGCAGCCTGTTTTACTCTTTCATAGAGTTCTTTATCCGCAGGAACATTGACCACGTTTTTTACCTCCCTTCTTTTTTTTCTTCTTTTTCTTAGTTGTAGAATGATACATGATAAGAATTAGGTAGTTCTTAATATATTCTAAACGCAGTTTGACCTAATGTCTCTGGTTTTGCCAAATTAAATTGCTGTAGACAAAGATAACCAAATGCGTCAAAAGCATGGTCAACCCCTAAATTTTTATTTGGTAAACCAGTATTTGGTGCATAAGTTAATGTTCTAAGTGCTTTTATCAATTCTTTACATCTTGGGTGTATAAAAGTTCTTTGATTGCCATTTGCATCTAACAAAGCAGTATTAACAGCAGTTATCTTATCTCTAATCTTCCACGGACTTTTTGGACTCAAAACTGTAAAACCAGACCTTCTAAGGATCGTATGATCTGTAACTCCCACCCCACTTGTTTTTCTTGCACTACCCGTTGGGTCAGGACAAGCAATAATTCTTCTATCAACTCCATATCTTCTTGTAACTTCTTCAGCAAAATCCCAAGTGGTAGCACCACCCGTTAGCATGATCTCGTCAAACACATAGAGGTTATTGTCATGCTTATATGCACAAATTCCTGCCATCGGGTCAACGTTAAAGTCTAATCCCAACAACAAAGGCATCATATGTAGATCTTGAATGTCTCTATCTATATTCTCATCACTAAAACTAACAGCAACAAGACCAGTTAAATTCTCAAAACTAGCTTCAAACTCCTGTCTAAATGTCCTCGGATCTAATTGATTTCTAGCTGCTTCAACCTCTTCTTCCTTAACATTACCCCCTTCAATCGTAGTAAAGCTCCATCTTTGCCAATCATCCCATTCCTGTTCACCACAAAAACACCACATATCATAAAACCAACTGGCAGTACCATCAGGAGTACTGATAAACAAAGCCCAACCCTGTTTATCAGCTAAAGCAGGTCTGATAACTTCAGCCCATACATCTCGATCCATAAACGCAGCCTCATCCAATACAACACCAGCTAAACTTCGACCTCTCAATGCCATAGCATTTTCCGTTCCTTTTAACTCAATACTCGACCCATTTATCAAATCTAACCTTAAATCTGTTTCATTCTTACTTTGAACCCATACTTTCGGCACTAATTTCTTTAATTCTTTCCATGCAATATCTTTCGCCATGCGATAAGTAGGAGCACAATAAAAATAAACTTCTCCAGGTCGATTGATAGCTCCTCTGAGCAGTTCAATACAGGATAAATATGATTTCCCAAACCTTCTTCCTGCAACCAGCACCCGAAATCTTTTGTCACTATTGAACACCTCCCCCTGTGCATACCTTAAACTTATATCATTTGCATTTTTAACTGCCATAACACTAAAAATAACAGAAAATTCAACTAATACCCCCTATTTATAGCCTATTCCTCCTTTTTTAGGTTATTATTCCAATAAATACTACAAAAAGTAAGTCCGTGGCTTCTTCTACTTTTCCTACAGATCAACCAATACAACAACCTAAAAGAAATATTAGATTTCGTGCTCGTTCTTCTGCTCAACAAGTACAAGAACGTTCACAACGTCTATACACTCGCCAACTTGAAGGTAAAACAACAAGAGCATTAGTCCTAGAACACGCTAAAATTGAATCCATCTCAGAAGTAACAGCTTGGCAAGATTGGAAAAAAGTTAAAGAATGGAATAAAGAAGATTGGGAAAAAGATAGAGAAACTATGTTACCTCGTTTACAAGCCATGCGTATCCGCTTATTCAACAAAGCTGTTAAAAAAGGTCAGCTTCAAACAGCAGCTCAAATACTAGACTCCCTAGGCAAAGTAATAGGTGAATCCGTTGAAACAGTTAACATCCAAGCTCCTGAACTCGCCATTCGCATAGAACCAAAAAATTAATCAATATATATTTAAGTTCTCCGTGTGTGTATAGCAAAAAAAAAATTTTGCAACTAGTCCCCTAGCTAAAAAATAAATTTTAATTTTAAGCTATCTGTAAGGCTGTAGAATAGGTTAAAAAGATTTATATATTATCTACTACCTTGATTAATTTAAATCCATTTACAGTAGTAAATTTTTCAGCATATTCAATAGCTTTATTTTTTGACTTGGTTTGCATAATAAAACTATTAATAACCTCTACTGGTTTATTTATTTTATAAATAACCTTGAAGCCGTTTTGTTTTTGTTGCATAGTAAGATTTTATTAACTATTAATATAATAGTTCATAATGATATATAAATAAGTTTATGTTAAGTTATTGTAATATTATATATAAAGTTGTTTATACTTCGCTATTATTTAATCAAGTTTATTATTTTTCTATTGCTCTAGAATTATCCTGTAGTAGTCAACAACAAAAAAGGATACAACAACACCTGAAACAGTTTACAAGACTATTACAAGACATTTAAACAGCATTTAAGAAGATGATAAACCAATATAAAAACAAATTAACTTAAAATCAAATCTTAAAAACCATGCAAACAGAATACACAAACATCAAACACTTTACTTTTGGAAGTGTTAAGCAATGCACTTTAGTGCATAAAGAAGATGACCAGTTATCATTGACCATTATGGAAGATGAACATAATGGAATTGAGGTCATTTTTTATAAAGATTATTTTATTAATTCTTTAATTCCTTTTTTTCAAGAATTAGGTGAAAAGGAAATCGAGACATTAAAAAGTTGGTTAGAAAAGGTATAAAAAAATGAAATTTATATTAATTCCTTATTTATTCTTATTCTTAATTCTTCTTTAAAATTATGCCTATCCCAGTTATTCAAGGTTTAACAAATCAAGAAAAAACTTTTTACTTATCCTTTAGAAAAAAGTTACTAGAGGATAAAAAACAATATCAAGCAAATATTAAACGTGGAGAAACTCAATATAAAAAGAGTTTAACTGCTACTAATAAGAATTTAAGATTATTAGATGATGTGATGTTATTTCAAAAGAAAGAAACAGAATTAAAAAAATAAATTAATTCTTATTTGGCAGTCTTTGAACTGCCAAGTAAAAATTAATTATTAATTTAATTAATTTAATTAAAATCTTACAATTTATTGTTATGACAATTAAAAAAAATAATCTTACAAGTATTAGTAAGATTAAAAAAGAATATCCTTTATTTTTTGATAAAGTGACTATGAAAAATTTTAATTCAATAGTTTATAAGGATATAAAAGTTTTAAAAGATTGTACTTATTTTATTACAAGTGAAATTTTAGAGTATGAAAGAATTGGTGAACATGAAATAAAATATGATGAGAAGGACAGGATATTTAAAATTAGATATATAACTATTAATTGTAAGGTTAATTGTATTAGAACATGTGAGCATAGATTCAAAACATATCATCAAGCATTAATGTATTTAGATAAGTTAGAACATGATACGGGCGGGTTTATGGTTAGTCAGCATAAAGCTAATATGGCACTTATGAGAATTAAGGAGAAAGTATAAAATGAAAAAAGACAGTATTTTTTTTAAAAAAGACATTAAAGGTATGGTAATTAAAACTAAATACCTACCACACACTAATAAAAGGCATTCAATGGCGAAAGCAAGCCATAAAAGAGATAGTAATAAGACTTACAGTAAGACAATAAGATGGGATACTGATATAGATGCAATAGATAATTATTATAATGCTTGCTTAGAATTGCTTAAAGAATGGGAACTAAAAGAATTTAATAAAGACTTAGAAGTGTTAGCAATAGGATATGACCACGATTATCACTATTTTATAGTTAATTCAAAAGTCTTTTAAATAAGACTTTTTTTTATTGGTTTATATAAGAAATACTTATAAACAAATAATGATATAAATTGTATACATATAAACATTATTATGGTATCATTTAATTAGTTTATACAAAAATCTTACAAAATGAATGAACTAGAAAAGCCTATTAAAGGCAAAAATCAAAAAATAGAACCCATGAATGAATTTAAATTTCAACAAATCATGGGAGAATATTTAATTGATTGTAGTGAATACTATGAAAATCAGGGCATAAGAAGATGTTATGCCATGAATGATGAGAGTGGACTAAGAAAAATTTTAGAAAGTGAGTATTGATTATGAATTACAAAGTTACCTACGCTATTGATTCACTTGATACAAAGCCAGTTATCAAGACTTTTGAACATGAATATGAAGCCGAAGAATGGCTTCATAATGAAGTTCAAGAGAGAATTAGTTGGACAGTAGAGCATAGTCAATTTACTATCTCTGAAAAAGAATATCAAGAGATAGAAGAATATGAATATTCACTTGTAAGGATAGAAAAATTATGAAATATCTAGTTAAAACATTATCAGCATGGACTACTTTCGAAGATTTAATTTTAAATGAATCTGAATTAAAAGAGTACAAAGAATATGCAAAAGATCAACAATTACTTTTAGAGGTTAGTGATTATGAACATTAAACCTAACAAGAAATATAAATTTGTTGATAAAGATTTAATCAATGGATTTGTAGTCCTTACTGGAAAAGAATTAAATGAAATTCTTGAAAAATCTTATAAAGAACATATGGAGAATAAAAAATGAATAAAACAGAATTTACTGAAGTAAGATTGCCTATTTATTGGGCTAGTTATATAGCTAATGGTGATGAATCAGGTTTAGAAGATGGTGAAAAAGAACTGGTAGATAGTACTTTAGAATTTCTTGAATTGAATAGAAGTTATTGCGCTGATGTTAAAGAAGATATTTCTTTTGAACTAGCACCTAGTTATTTAAGTGAATTATTAGCGGGTGATTATTGTACTTATGTTTTTTATCAATTATGAAAATTAAACTTAGCGAAAATTGTAGTCAAACATTATTAGATAATGGATATTGGTTACATGAAGAAAAACAAAAAGATGGTAAAATTTTTAGTTTTACTTTCATTAAATATTGGCATAGCTATGAAATTAAGCATGAATTGAGAGATTTTGCTTCAAATAGTCCAGTAAGTTATATCAAGTTAGGTCAAAAACTGAATGAATTAGGATTATGTATTGAAGGAAATAAAGATTCTTGGAATTTAAAAGATATTTTAATAGCTATTAGCGAAAATATTCCTATGAACTGTAAGCCCTGGAGATCAGGGATAAGTGATGATAATAGAACTGTTAAAGGTATTTATGGAAGTAGAAAAGGATATAAAGAATATTTATTTAAAACATTTTTAGATAACTAATAATCATGGTAAATATAAATCCAAATAGAGAATCATGTATGGAATACATGAAAGAATTAATTAGAAAAGGTTTACCATCAAGTGAAATAATTAAAGAATGTATTAAAGGGTTTGATGGTGTTAATAAAAGTACCTTTTATGATTGGTATGAAATAGTCGTAAATGAATCAGATATACAAGAATGGGATAAGGAAAATAAGATAGAAATACATGATAAAAGACAAGATAAAATCAATTTAAAGTATCAAATATATTTAGATCAAAAAAAGATATATACCGATATTAATTCTGGTATAGAAGAAAAAGAAAAAGCTATGAATATTTTGTTATCTCACTTTTTAAAAAGAATTGAATAATTATGTGGCATTAATTGTAGGTCAACGATTGCAAAGTTAATTTATTAACGAATCTTTAATTAGATGTTCAAGGTAGATAACAATTATGTAAGTCCACAATTTCAAAAACGAATATTCGGTAACGAAAATGATTTTAAATCTTACAAAAAAAGAATCTCAATTATTAAATGATGTATTTATATACATGATTGATTATATAAATGATGATTGTTTTACTCATTCTGATAGAAAAGCATATGATCGTATTTATTCAAAATTGAAGGAGAATAAAAATGATTGATAAAAAATTAACGTACCAACAAAGATGTTTCGGTTGGGCATCAGGTCATTATTTAGGAGAAGAAGTTGATGAAACTTTTTGGGAACTAGATGATGATGAACAACTTGAATTTCTAGAAAACAATGCTTGGGAACCTTTCGAGGACTATCCAGGTAAAGATATATACCAATGGATAAACCAACTTGCTTGGGATATAGAAAACAAAAAATTTCCTATGGAGAATGACTAATGACTAAAAAGAAAATGGTTGAATTTACAACAGTTACAGATTATCAACAAACATTCCAAATATGTTTAACTGACATTTGGGAAGAGATATGTAAAGAAGAATATTTTGAAGATGAAGAAGCTGATATAACAGATTGGAGTGAAGAAGATTTAAAAGAGATAGCTTGGGATTATGTTATGAAAAATCCTGATAAATATAGGGTTGGAGAAGGAGATTATGATAATGAAACTATATTAGACCAATCACTTTGGGAGGAATAAAAAATGATTGATAACACATTACCAGATCAAGTTATGGAAGAATACGATAACAATTATTTATCTGAACAATTCTATGAACATCGTACTGATGAAGCACATCAGATAGCTAAAGAATTTAATTTAAAATCAGAATTAGTTGATGATTTTACTGAATATTATTTAGATCAATCTTTAGAATCAGATGAAAGTTATAGTTTGATAAATGATAAAAGTTTGATAGATGATTGGTGGGATAAGAATAAATATATTTATGAAACTAAAACACCTTATAAAAGATGACTGAATTTGTACCAATAACAAGATACTCAAGATGTAAAAGATACTCAGGTGCAATAATAAAATGCCCCGAGTGTAATTCTTTAGGTCAGATATATCACTTATCTTGGTCAGCATTACAATGCCAGAATTGTGAAAAGATGGTAAATAAATTTGATTGGTTAATAGAAAAAGGTAAACATTCTAAATAATAATTATTTTTTAGTTTTAGCAATAAAGTCATGTATAGCTTCACGAATTAAAAAACCAACAGATAACCCTGCTCTTGAAAGGTCTTTTAATTCCTGGTAATCATCTTCATCAACAGAAACGCTAATTCTTTTTAGATTTTTATTCATAATGAATGGCAAACTTATATTAATATACTAGCAAATAGATATAATAACAACTATGAATGGAAATGCTTTAAGAAAAAGAAAAGAACCAAAAGAAAAAGAATATTATTAAATATATAAATATTATTTATAAGAACTATATATGTATGTATTAATAATATATATATATTATATATATACATATATGTATAAGGATAAGGAGAAGAATTTTAGGAGATTTAGCTTATAACACATAATTAGCAACCTCTTGACAATACTATGTCATGCTATAATAATGAATAATAGTTAGTCAGTATGAATGGCAAAAACTAAAATTACCATGTTTCTTGATCCAGACCTTATTGAATGGCTCGATCAGAACAGAGATGAAGAAACTTCTAGGTCTGCTTATCTCAGGATCTTAATTAGAAAAGATATGAAATCCAAAGTAAGACGTAAAACTAATAAATTAACTTCAACAGTTTCAGATCCTTTTACATTTTTTACAATTTCACCTGATTTAATTCCTGAAGATCTTAAAGAGTATGCTGATCTTTTAATTGAATGGTGGCCTATCAGAAAGAAAAAAGGTGGATCATGCACTACAAGCGTTGCTAACCGCATCTTTAAGAAGTTAAGGTCATTTCCTACACAAGACAGAAAACAAGCTCTTGAGAACGCTATAGCAGGTGGCTGGAAGGATTTATTTCCTGTTAAGCAATCCTTCAAACCAGAAGAACCAAAAAATAACCATCCTGCATCAAGAGTATTTACAGCAAAAGGAGGTTTTGAATAATGACTTGGGATAAAAATAAATACAAAGACTTTAAAGTTATTAAACTTAGAAGACGAGGGCCGAAAAGTGGACAAAGTATTGATTCTTATCTTTACGGTAAAACAAAAGGATATGAAGAAATGATCTTTGATCCAAAAACAAAATTCAATGATTTTGAAGCTAAATATGTCAACAAAGATATCAATAAACAAAAAAAGAAATGGAAAAACTTTGATAAAAAAAGGGAGGAAAAAAATGGAAAGATTATTTGATCAGACATCCCTAATCAAACTTCTGAAAGATGGTTTGAAGAAACCTAATCCCAAAAATCCTGATCGTATGATGTGGACTCTTGAAGATCTTGATACACCTCCACCAGGTTGGACAGAATGTGTGAGTAATTGTAATGGTAACCCTGCCTTTCCTCAAGGTTATCAAGGTGTCAAATATAAAAACCTTGCTAGGGTTGAAGAACCCAAACCAAAAAAGGAACAAATAGAAATTATTGATCCCAAAGACTTACCAGAATACGATTTTTAATGAAAACTATCGAACTATTAAAACCACTACCAATTCGTAGAGATGAAAAAACACATCAATACGTCAATATTGAAACAGGACAATGGCTATCTTATTCGACTACTGGAGTTTGTAATGAACTAACGGAAGAAGCAAAAGAAAACATTGAAAAGTATAGATTTATGTGGCAACCCAGAGGAGAGAAAGTACATGAATGTCTAGCAGAAAGAATGTTAGGTAATACTGTTGATATTGATGCTGGAGAATACTGGCAATGGGTGCAGCCTTTACTAACACATGAATTGTTCACACATTTTCAGCCAATGGCAGTTGAACACATGATGTCGATACCAGATAAATCAGTTGGTGGTCAACTTGATCTTCTTGGCTATGACACTAAGACCAAACAGATTAGATTGATTGATCTTAAGACCAAAGGTAAATATTCATACGACATTAAGAGAAGATTTAAAGATGGAATGATACATCTTGAAGATTTAAATATGTACTGGAAAGAACCTTATTCAACTGATAAACAACTTGGTTGTTATGTTGAAATGTTGAAGCTAAATTATGATTTAGTTCCAGATGTATGTAATACGATCTGGGCTTATGAAGGTAGGTGTATTTTAAATAATGACCAACCAACAGAAAGATGTCTTACTGCATGGCAGGAAGCATGGGAAAAGTTTGAAGCTAAACAGGAATTGTTTTGATGACTAAACAAGAAAGAATACAAGCTGCTCAGAAACGTATCGAAGAGCTAAGAAAACTTATCTCGGAGTGGACTAAAAGATGAGATATATACTTGATGTCTCAGGTAGAGACTTGAAACTTATTAGAGCTTCCATTGTTAACTTTCAGAGATCATTGGAGATGTCGGAACAGGCAGAATTTGACAATTTAGTTGATGATCTTGATGTTCTTTTTTTTAAATTATCAATGATGAAAAAAGAACAGATAAACAATAAAATTAAAAGAAAATGGGGTAATAAAAAATGAAGTGTCTTTATAAAGAACTTGATCGAAGAAAAAAGTATCTCATCACAAAATTAAATAATGAGATAGGACATCTTTCCGATTTATGGTTTGACCAAGAAATTACCGATAAAGAATATTGTGTAAGGTTTGCAAATCTTAAAAACCGCATAAGGGAGTTACAAGGTTGAATAGTATAAATATTTACAATAATGATTGTTATGAGATTGTTAATTCTTTTGATAATTTTGATTTAACTCTTCTTGATCCTCCTTTTCAAGATTGGGATAAAATTAATTTTAAATTATCAAAAAATATAATTGCTTTCTGTAATCATAAATCCAGACATAAAGTAGAAAAGCTATTAGGAAAACCCAGATCAGAATTGATATGGCATTTTGCTGATGGTAGATGGGTTAGTAATGATCTACCTAGAATTACACATGATTATATTTATATATATGGTCAGCCGAAATCTGCAAGCGTTGGAGAATATCAAGATACTAAAGCAGTAAAAAAAGGTATTGGTTGTATTGGCAGCGATAAATTAGGTCAGAGAACTTATAGGCCAAAGCAAAGAAAACAACTAAATAGTGTATTGATCTATCCTAGAAATATGAATAGTAAGTTAGGTGCATGGACAAAACCATATAAATTAATAAAAAATCTTATTGAGTGGTTTCAGCCAACATCTGTATTAGATCCATTTATGGGATCAGGAGTTGTGCTTGATGTATGTAAAGACTTAAATATTGATGCAACTGGCATTGAAATAAATAAGGAATATTTTGATTATGTGAAAAATAGATTAGATACAAATAAATTTCAACAGGAACTATTTGCTCCTACCTATCAATTAAGTTTTCAAACAGGAATAAGAGATTTATGAATCCACAAAAAAGAAAAGGAGATAAAGCTGAGAGAGAAGCAGCAGAACTTTTAACAGAAGTTACTGGCTTTGAATGTCAACGTAATCTATCAGCAGGCATACCAGGAGATGTTGGAGATATTCATGGTGTACCAAACTGCGTAATACAGGTAGCAGATTGGAAAGATAAATCACAAGCCTGTCTTGTTAAACCTAGAGAAGTAGAGGTGCAGAGAGAAAATGCAGGTGTAGACTTTGTTGCCAGTATGGTTAGGTTTAGAGGAGGACAATGGCGAATGGTGTTGACCCCAGAACAATTTAATACATTATTACAAGCTGCCTTGCAGTAAACATGGTATTCATGTAATATACATATCAAGTAAACAATTACTAATGACCACCACTACACTTCCAAATTTAGCTGGTGTAATCAAAACTTCTGATCTTTATAAAAAGATGAAGTTTGATTATGTTCCGTGGGCTAAGACAGCACAGTTGTTAAGAGAACACGCTCCTGGTTGGCAGTTCTTCTTAAAACCTAGTAATCCTAATGGAGACATATTTTCTTATGTTCATGCTGCACCTGATAATACAGGTTTCTTAATGGGCTATTTTGAACATATTGAAACAGGGAAGCAAACATCTCCTAATGTTTTTGCAATTACAGATAATGCAAACAGACCTATTCAACTTGAAAAAATAAGTTGTAATAGTATTCAAAACTCTCATCGTAGATGTTTATGTGCGTGTGCTTGTAAAGATTTTGGTCTTGCTTATGAATTATGGGCACAGATTGAAGTTGATGAAGCTAAACAATTACCCCCACCACCAAAAACAGGTGTAGCAAAAACTCCTACAAAACCTAATCAAAAGCTAGAGCCTACTTCTGTTTTAGAGAAACTTCCTGATCCTATTACCAAAGATGCAAAGGCAGTTATCCTTGAGAAGTTACAAGCACTTCATCAAAGTAATCCATTAAAGATGAAAGATGTAGTCGAATCTTTCAGAAAGAAGTTTGGTATCAAAGACACTAAGATTACCAGACATATTACTACTGCTGAACATGGAGAGTTTCTTGCTCTTGAAATATCCAAGATAGATGAGAGCTTATGACACCAGATGAAACTTCTACTAATGCGAGAGAAGAAATCATAAAAGAGCTTCTTCTTCGCAAACAGCAACGTAAAAAAGATTGGAACAAAAACATTTTTAGTGTCAGAACCAATGACAACCTTGCTGTTAAAATAAAGAATCATTGTAAAGAAAATAAGATTTCTTTTAATTCATTCTTTAACACTTTATTAACCAAATTTTTTAATTAATTATGGCTGACTTTAATCCAGCACTTCCACTACCTATCAAATTTAATATCAATGATGGTAAATTTGGAAATCAACTTACTTTATGTATTCCAGTTGAATCTGTTACACATTTCATGGAACATATACACAACCTAGTAAATACAAAACAATCAGATGGAAAAGTCTACGATTTCACAAAAAAAGAAAACGTTCAAACTAAATGTATATATATCAACGCTAAAGCGTTGGAAGGAGACTACGGGGTTTATGGCAACATTAATCCACAGAAGATAGAGAACGCACCTTCTACTGACGAGTTACCTTTTTAATAACGAGGCATTTGGTTTTGTAAGATTTGTCAATGTAAGTCCTCACTTTTTTTATCATGCAACAAAAAACAAATAGTTATTTAGTAAAAGATCCTTTACTTAATATTCATTTTAAAATTATTAATGGTGTACGTTATTGGATTACACCACCACCTTCTACATATCAAAAATGAAACCAGTAAGAAAATCAGTAGAAAAATTACGCAAACTAAAAGATATAAGACGTAGAAATTTAGAAAAAAATTTATTAGAAGTTCAACTAAAAGGACAGGATCATTATATTTTTATTAAAGAAAACGGAAAAGCACAAGTTGTTTATGATGAAGGTCGTTGGGTTACAGAACATATAAGAACCGCAATTCTTAAATATAATTATGAAATTGACAAGATAGACAAGTTATTTATCAGAGATTTTACTGATGAAGAGATTAAGCAATATGAAAAAATTTCTTTATCGGATTAGTTTTCTTTTGTTTTCTAACTTCTTTTACTACAGCAGCAGCCTCTAGTTCAATTAATCTATTTAACATAGAAGCTAAAAACACATCTTGTTCTAATTTATGTCTTACAAGATGAGTACAATATTTTTTAATATCGTTAATTTCATCACTAGCCATTATTTCCCTACAACGCATTTCAACATCTAACTTCATTTCTAAAGGTGCTGGTTCGATGTCTATGTTGAGAAATTTGGTAATTTTCATTTTACTGGAAATAATTTTTCTTCAATCATTTTGACGATTGCATCATCAACATCATTATCTGATTTAGCTGCTAAATCTTTTAATAGACTTAAAGCAGCTTTACGCAGAGATTCAGATTTACCAAATCTGATAAACAAGTTGATTAAAAATTTAGACATAGTGTTTTATGTTCTTTCCCAAACATACCAAAAATTACCGATTCTGACCTTCTAACCTACTTACTTCTTTTTCAAGTTGATTTACTCTTCGGAACAATTCGATAATATCTCTATCTCTTCGACTACTAATATTAGATAAAACCATAACGAAAGCCGTTGCTGCCACTCCAATTAATACAGGATAGATCTCAGACATTGCCTTAAAGTATAATTATGCCTAGTATGACTAATAAATCCTAGTTATGGCAGAAGAAGTCAAAAAAAATCCACTCAAAAAACTCAAAGAAACAATTGAGGACAAAGAAGAACAATTAGCTTTTATCTCAGTTGTAGTAAGGCTTGTTGTTGTTGCTTGGAGTGGATTCATAGTTTCTCTGAACTACATCTCAATCCCAGGATACAGTAACGAACCAAAAGATATAACTTTTCCTGCCTCGCTTTTAACTGGAGCGTTAGCCAGTTTCGGTTTAGAAGGTGCTAAAAAAAGAGGTGATGGAACATTTAAACCAGAAGATAAACCATTAAACAAGAAAGAAGTAGAAGCGTTACTAGCGTCACAATCAGGAGGTTATCAAACAATTAGAATAGAGACACCCATCAAGATTCTTGGTGCGGAAGTTGTTAACAAAAAAGAGGACAAAAAATGAAAAAACTTCTTCCATTTTTATTTCTTATGTCAGCACCAGTTTATGCTGATATAAAACAAGAATTTGTAACCTCTGCACAGATTACAGTTGATATGCCATATAGCGTTACCAATAAACTTGGAACGACTTATTCAATATCAGGTAATAACATCACTCCTTCTGTAACTTCTGGAGGGTCAACAACTGCTGGTCAAATTGGTGCTTTAAATGTTGGGTCATTAACAGATGGCGTTCCAGCTTTAATTCAAACTGATAAAGCTATTACAAGTGCAGGGTCAGCCTTCAGTCTTACAGAATCGGTAACAATGGGAGATGCAACACCTTCTGCAATTACTCCTTCTAGTGGAATTGCTACGATACCTCATCTATCAGGACAGACAACAGTAGGATCGGGTGGTACTGCTGGAAACCTCGCTATGACTAGCCTTTCATCAGGAGTTCATACCTGTACTGCTGGAGGATCAGGTACTAGCTGTATAGGATCTAC